AAGTACTGTTATATAATCTTTTTCTAGTTCGTAAACTATTTATCAAACTCTGATAATGTTATTGTATGAGCGACAACTCAAAGTTTACTTTTGGTAGTATTCCCGTTATGCGAGAAGTACCACCAGGCATGGATGCCAGGTTCCGGTTTACGGGACCAGGCAAGATCGTAGAGACGGAACAGTATGGAGAGAAGATGTCTTTTCCTATCTCTCTCTCTTACCACCCCTCCTATGATAGTCTCCCTCCTCTACCTGATAACGTAGTTGATAGGGATAAGAAAGAAGCAGAGCTTAAAGGACAGACCATAGAGTGCAACTGGCAGACCAAGTGCCAGAGTGCTAAACAACTGATGAAACAACTTAATGAAGTTATAAAAATGTCAGTTGAAAAAGACAAGTTCCAAAAGGAATTGAAACAGCATTATGAGAAATCAGAATGGCAATTGACTCGATTCGATACTGGTGCATACTGGTTAGAGGTATTGTTCCCGTGAGGTTTAGGTGTTGGCGTTGTGGTACTTGGGGACTTAAAATTAAACATGTTTGTAAAGAATGCTGGAAAGATAACATGAAAGTGATTCACCAATTAGCTAAAGAAAAGAGTTACCAATGAAGCGTAGGTGTAATATCTGCTTGCGTAATGTGGACCACTTGCGCACTGATAGGTTCAATGATGATTTAACGATCTGCTTCGATTGTCAAAAGGTCATTAAGAATCTTTAACCTAGGTTCTACAGTCACTTTGATTTGAAAGGACGGGAAGGGGTTGGGGAGGTGGTGGGGTAGCAATGGGTATAAAAGGCGAGTTTGGGCCGTTGGTGTGGCGTTATTTGGCGTTATTTGGTCAATCCAAGGCCTTTCAATGGCGTAACAGTGGCATCAGTCTGGTTTTCTGCTGCTTTGCTCAAAAGTGGAATCAGCTTTGATGCGGCGGCCTGGACAAACCAACTTTCGTTTTTTAATGAATCTGCTAAATTATGCATAATCGACAATTGACCGCCCTCATCAGTCTTTGCCAGTTCCTGAGCAGCGTTACCCATAGCCCCATTCCAGAAATTTTTAAAACTATCTCTAGCTTGAGGCAACATAAACTCCTCAAAGTCTATGAGGAGCTGTTCACGGATCTTAGTGGTGATAACTTCGAGGGAAGCTAGCAAAGTTTCGTCCGACTCTGCTGACATCAACCATTTTTCAATACGCTGCTGAGTTTTCAAGGGAACCCAAAAAGTATAAATTATAAAATATATGCAAAATGAAACTAAAGCAAATATGTAAAAAAGTTCGTCTGTCATTTACCCCACTTGAAGTATTGATGTAATCCTTCTTCTTCTTTCCAAGTAGCAGGTCTGAATAAATTAATAACATCTACTAAAAAATCTCTCTGTTCTGGTGTTCCAGGTATAACCTCTTCAATGTCTCCTTTCGCAGTATCTACCTGTTCCTGAATAAACTTCTTTAAATCGCTAGGCAAGTCACCGATTGCTTGCGCAAGTTGGTTTATCATATCCAAAGCATCTCCGGTTTTGTCATACATTGCAGCTAGGACAATTCCCCTAGGCAATCCAAGATCGATAGCAGGGACAATTTCACCAATAGCAATTAAGTTATTCAGTGCGTTAGCTCTTTTATCTACTTTTGAAAAGGCGAACCAGGCAACGCCCTGGATAAACGGAGTAAACGCTTTGATTACTTCAGGGATAATAAGATCCCATGGGATTTCTTTAGGAATTTTTACCATAGTCGCTCATTATAGAAGTCTCATAAATGCTGTTTCATAATCGGATGATCCACCACTGTTATTAACAATTTTAAATTGTAGGAGCTTTTGGTTAGCCAATATATTATGATCTAACATAAATATATTCCAAACGTCTACAGTTAGTGATACTGCACTTTGAACAAACAAATTATCTAACTCATTTCCTGTACTTCCTCTATTACCTTTTAGATTAGTTCCTGAATCAACTGGACTTAAACCTCCAAAAGATATAGCATCTGGACCCATAATGGCGGTTATAGAAACATTACCGCCGTTGGTTGGTTTGATTGCTATATTTATCTGACCGTAACCGGTCATATCTAAAGGCCATGTACCGTCAGCATTTTGTGAGGGAGTAAGAAAATTAGCTGTATTAGCTATTCCAGGGGACGTTTGAATCGAACTAAATGCAGCATCACTAGAAACGATACCTTTCCAGGTTCCTGTTTGATCTATGAATCCAGTATCGACTGTTGCTCTTAGAGTCTGACTAGCTGTAATAGTACTGTCTATTGGTTGATCTATTAATCCTTCTGCTACTCTTTCTGACCAGGGCGCTACAGACTTGCGAGCCATGAAAATTATTCTAGCTGCAAAGTCACAACGGCTGATATAGTGGCTGCGTCTGTCACTGCTAATCCTATTTCCATAGAATTTCCAGATACAATACTCAGGTTAGTATCATATGTAATAGTATTACTAGTTGCACCAGTTGTGGTTGTAAATGCACACACACCTTGTCCGGCAAAAACACTAGAACCGTCCCTCATGGAATTTCCAGACAATTGCACCATAGGCACAAATTCTTCTGAGGCATCCGCACAACATGATATTGTGATTTGTTTCACTGCTGAAACGTTAGATGGTATAACAAATGAACTTGATACCGAGCTTGATGCTAAATTATCCATTGCCTGAAACGACGTCGTTGCTGCTAGCTGTGATTCACTTCTCGAAATTACGATACTCATATTTATTTCTCCTTATTTCATACCCTAAAAAACAGTTTATTCCCACCTAAACGAATATTGGGGAACCATTTTCTTACTATACCACCAGTAGCAGCTAAAGCAATTGACGTTGTCAGTACTTTTCTGCCTCCTTCTGATGTTGCTAAATTCATTGCATTGGCTGCTACTTGATCTAACGCAGAGCTGAACTTGCTCTCTAAGATACTTTTCAAGACACCAGGCCTTTGTCCACCTGCTCCTGTTGATCCTTTGTTTAGATAGGTTGCTATTGCTAACCCTGAAGCCATCCCCGTAATACTAGGGTGGGGGATTGTTGGTCTTTTGTATCTTGCCATATTCTTTCTCCTTGGATTGCCAGTGGATCTTCTACGGTTGGTTGATGGTCTGCGTTTGTTCTGCTTCCGAGAGCGACCCCTAGAAGCAGTGTAAGACTTCTTAGAGATAAGTTTCCCATCCCTAAAATACATCCTTCGACCATTCTTTCCTTTTCGCGTATAAAGCCCCACTGGCATAAGTAATAAAGCAAGTACTGTTATATAATCTTTTTCTAGTTCGTAAACTATTTATCAAACTCTGATAATGTTATTGTATGAGCGACAACTCAAAGTTTACTTTTGGTAGTATTCCCGTTATGCGAGAAGTACCACCAGGCATGGATGCCAGGTTCC